TCTGTGAAGCCTATGCCAGGTTTAGACGGACAGCTTCTCCAATTGACTCTTTCTGTCTTTTTACGGTCACTGGTAGTGACCATTTCAATAAGTTTGTCAACCAAGCCAACAGACATTATAAGTCTGTACCTATGGTTTTCCAATTTGTCCAATTTATGCGGTTCATTTTTGATAAAAAGTCTAACAGGGTCAGAAAGACCTAGTTGGACTAATTGTTCAGGCGTTGAATCTTCTATAACTGACATTGTAGTGTTCAGTATTAAGTGTATTCTGCTTCTTATGATGTCTTCTAATTGTCCTTTGAAGTTGTCTAGGACAGCTCCATTATTCTTAAAAGCGGATATATAAGGAACACCTGGAGTTGAATCTCTTTTGATGTCCGCAAATTGGGTTGTTATTGTATTTAACATTTCTTGAAGATTATTGAAACTATTGGTGAATTTTGGGTATTGACTACTCATTATTTCGTTGGCTTTATTAATTTCCCTGATTGTTGGCTCTTTGAATTTTGTGTCTTTTCTAACTTTGGCTTGATAAGATAAGCTTCTAAATTCTGCTTCTGCGTTACGCTCAGGCCAACCTAGAGTGTTAAACTCGGGTTTTAATGCTAGAGCTGCTTTCCACATGTCAGAAATTTGTGTTTTCTTACCTGCTATTATTTTCAAGTCGCTGTTTCCCACTAAGGCAAAACCATCATAATTGATAGCTTCAAACCATTGAAAGTGGTGCCCCAAGAAATCTTGGGGCAATATTAGTTTTTTGAAACCTGAGCTTCCATCAAAGGACTTTCAGTAAGAGTACTTGTCTCTTTCTTTATGTGGCTCCCATGACTACACTCTGGCTTCTTACACTTTTTCAAATGCTTTTTGTTGTTTTGTTTTATCTTTTGCTCGTCTGTTTGTTTAATAACTAATAAAGGCAGGTTAACTCCTGGCGCCATATTGATGGATTCTTTACCCGATGGCATTGGTTTTTGGGTAATGGTGTATTTCATGTGTTGTTCATACATAGCTCTGTCTTTCTCATGTATTGCTAGTTGTTTCTTCATTGTTTTAACACTATTAACTAGTTCTTCTATCTCTTTGTCAGTATGACTTTTGTGAAATTTTAAAGTTTCATATGTCTTTTTCAAGTCTGTGAACTCTTTAAAGTAGCTAATCAATTTTCCTTGGTTATGAAGATCTTGTAGCTCTTTGTTAATGATTTCTGCTGGAATTGTAGGAATTTCAGCCAAAATAGTTGATTTTACTTCTTCTAAATTGGTTTCTGCTTTTCTCCACTGATCAGCATCTTTAACACTTATTTTCTTGAGAGGGTGTTTGCAACTTAAACATTGTAAACCTTTAGCTTGTAGCATGTTACAAGGTTCGCAAAATAATAAAGTTTCTTTACGCATAATACCCTTCTTTATAAAATCGGTCTTATGTTGACTTCTAGTTTTATCAACTTTAAATCTTCTATATTCATTATCAAAATTAGCTTCATCATCTAAAAGCTTATCTGTTAATTCATCTAGTTCATCCATAGCTTCACCCCAATTAGTGGAGACTGCTTGGTCTTGAACCAATGATCTTAAATAAGCTCTTTTATAATATTCTTCATCTGCCAATTCTCTGTCAGCTTTATCTTGAGCTCGTTGTTCCTCTGTTTCTTCATCAATTTCATCATCTTCTGTGGCATCATTATTGGAAAAAGTTTCATTTCGTCGCGTAAAAGGAATTATAACTCCTCTATTTACTCCGTTTAAAACATCACTTTCTAAGTGTATTCCAATTATTTCCTTCTTTTGATTTAAAACTGGTGAACCAGATGATCCCTGTATTGTGCTAGCTTTATATGCTATAATCCAAGGGTCATCTGTTTTCATTACACAAGCATGTGTAACACAAGGAACTAAGCCTCTGATAGTCTTTCTAACATGATGTATCTTTATACATGAGCCTTTAGGACATGTTTTAGCCATTTTTCCTACTTTAAGTCCCATTATAGAAAAGGGTTTTTCTGGTAAGGATATTATAATAAAATCTAAATCCTGTGACCAACTGAGTATTTGAACTCTATTTAGATCACTGACTAAAACCTTACCATTTGGTCCTACCATAACCAACGCACTTCCTTTATGTGTGTCCAAAATATGTTTAGCTGTTATTATACAACTTTTATCTTGAAAACTTATTCTTGAGAAAAATCCGACTATTTGCCCTCCGACTTCGAACTTACCTATAAAAGCTGGTAATTCATTAACTTCATAAAACTCTGAATTGGGTAAAATAGTTTCTTTAACACAACCACTCACTGTATTAGTTTGTGCTAATTTAACTTTTTCCAAAGGAGTCAAATCCATATTAATGTAAACTTTAATTTGTTCTTGTCCAATTTTCGGCATGACGTAAGCTCCATCGTTGTCGTATTGTAAAACTGTATTCCTAACCACTACCGATTGTAACGGAGCGGCATCGTCCTCAAAAGAAACTATTTCTTTATCTAGTCTTCTATTGAACCACCATTTTCTAATTCTATATACACAAGAAATCGTGCATAAAGATCTTAAAATGATTTTAAATAATTTTACGATACTCTTGGAAGCGAAAACTGATCCTTTAAACGATAGTTTTAGCAAAGGTATAATCACTTTTGTAACTAAAGGTATTAATGCTGTAACCAATAGTAATACGGTGA